CAGTACCCTGAGATCAAGATAGCCATATGGCACATGGAAGAAACCAAACTACGGTCACTGCTAGGGTTGGTGTCATACCACCTGAACGAGAACCTGACTCGCAAGGACTTGGTTGACGACAAGGGTATGGATGGTCTAGTACAGGATGCTATCAAAGACTTGACTAAAGACGAGAGGCTATACCAATTTTATTTGAATGATGAGGATGACCCCCTTGACTTACTGTCACAGATCAGGTATCTATCTCAAGCCTGTGGTGTACAGTACGTGTTCTTCGAACCGATACAGGACATCAGTGCAGGTGTAGCGGCAGAAGAGAGTAAGGAACAGTTCCTTGCTGATCTGTCAGTCAGGCTGTCCAAACTGGCAGCGGAACTAGGAGTAGGTATCGTGACTATCGGACACACAAACGATGATGGTGCTGTCAAGTACTGCCGCATGATCGAACAACGTGCGTCTGTTGTCGTTGACCTGAAGCGTGACAAGTTATCTGAGGATGCTGATGAACGTAACACAACAAAGCTCTTGGTCACAAAGAACAGACCAGTAGGCCCGACAGGGTATGCAGGACAACTGAAGTTCAACCCATCCACATTTACACTAAGTGAGAAACCAGATGACTTTTGATTACATAGCAACATCCTCAGCGGTGTTCTATTTCCTAGGTGCATACCTGCACTACATACACGTGGCTACAATCTTTCACCTCTTAGGCAGAGAGGATGAACTAAACCCTAACCGTGCAAGGATGCACAGTCTCATATGGCCTTGGACTGTAATCAAGTTTATCTGGCATGATATATTCGGAGCAGATGATGACGACTAGAACAGTAGCAATGGATATCGAAACAGAGAGCCTAACACCAGAACACATCTGGGTTATCTGTGCTGAGGATGTCGATACAGGGGAACAGGAACAGTTCCTGAACGTAACAAGTATACCAGAAGAAAGGGATCGCTTTGTTGAATACTGCAATAATTGTAGCAGTTTTGTTTTTCATAATGGTCTTGGTTTTGATGTACCAGTGATCAACAAACTGTTGGGTCAGGTGATTGATCCGCAGAAAGTAATTGATACCTTGGTTGTCTCACGCCTAGTGGACTACACCTTGGATGGTGCAGGTCACAGCCTCAAGGCATGGGGTAAACGTCTGGGTGACTTCAAGATCGGGTTCACTGACTTCAGTAAACTGTCAGACGAGATGATAGAGTACTGTCAACAGGACGTAACCGTTACCGTCAAGGTATACCAACACTTTAAGAACGTCATACAATCCCCTGAATGGGAAGAGTCTTTACGTTGTGAACATGACATACAAATACTGTGTGAACAGATGCACGACAACGGATTCTATTTCGATCAGGACAAAGCAGAGGAATTACTTGGTGAAATACAAACAAGAATGGAAGACCTTGAACAGAGTTTTCAAGAAGACTTCCCGCCTAAACTTACAGAAGTCAATCGTATCAAGTACAGACGGAAAGCCGATGGTAGTTTATTCTCTAGTGTCACCAAAGCACAAGAGAAATATTTTGCAACGGCACTCGACAAATCAGTTGACCCAAACGAATTAGTGTGCTATGAGTACATCCCATTCAATCCTGCCTCACCCAAGCAACGCATCGAAAGACTGTGGGAAGCTGGGTGGGAGCCGTTCGAGAAAACGAAAGGACACATTGAGTATGACAGAGAACAAGCTAGATCGTGGGGTTAAGTTCGCCAAGTATGGTTGGACATTATCAGAGGCAAACCTTAGCACACTGCCTGAGACAGCCCCTACAGGCGGTAAACGTCTAGCAGAGTGGTTGACCCTTGAGGGACGCCGATCCTCACTGGTGGAGTGGCTAGGTCACTGTGGTGACGATTCACGTATTCACGGTAGCTTTGCACACATCGGTGCATGGACAGGCCGTATGTCTCACCGCAACCCTAATCAGGCTAACATCCCTGCTGAGTTTCATGGCGAACCGAAGACAGAAGTGGAGAAGGTGAAGGCTAAGTATGACGGTCAGTTCCGTGCATTGTGGTGTGTCCCACCCTTCTCGTACCTAGTTGGTACAGATGCGGAGGGTATCCAGTTACGTGTACTTGCACACCTGATGCGGTCAGAGGAATACGTACATGCTATTGTGTCAGGTAAGAAGGAAGACGAGACTGACATCCACAACCTGAACCGCAAGGCTCTAGGTATGTCACACATCACACGTGACATGGCGAAGACATTCATCTATGCATTCCTACTTGGTGCGGGTAACGCCAAGATTGCACAGATACTCAAGGTAAACCAGAAGGAAGCGGGTCAGGCAGTTGATAACTTCATGGAGTCTATTGAGGGTCTATCCAAGCTGAAGAAGAAACGCATCCCTGAGATCGCTAGTCGTGGCTGGTTCAAGGGATTAGATGGACGTAAGGTCAAGGTACCTAATGCACACAAAACCTTGGCAGGTATGCTACAGAATGGTGAGTCTGTTATTATGAAACATGCAGCCCTTCAGTGGGTACACCGTGCGAAGCGACAGTGGATTGACTTCAGGCTAGTCACATGGCCCCATGATGAATGGCAGACAGAGGTGACAGGTACGATGCGTGATGCTGAACTCTTGGGTGAGATACAACGTCAGGCAATCGTTGACACTGGTAAGAACTTNAACATGATCTGCCCCCTCGCAGGATCGACAGACATCGGTAGGAATTGGAGAGACACCCATTAATGATCTGGATTATTTCTTTATTCCCTGTCATTTTTTGCTTGACAATTAACCTAATAGTTGCTATATGCAATCTAGAAGCAGCCAAGAAAGGAGATTACCGTTGGCTAAATACAAAGAAGTAACTACTACAGGCCCNATNGANTGGGCTAAAATCTTCGAGAACACTCGTGACATGACAGGTTATGAGGGTGCATACGAAGAGTGTAACGGTGCGTACACCGTGAATCAGATTCTCGACAAGTCTGANTACGAGAAACTAAANGCAGCAGGTACACAGAANAAGCCTAATCAGAAACGTCTGATGGATGGTGAACTTGTTGTTAAGTTNGAACGTAAGCANCTTGTCGTGACAAAGGATGGTCGTGAGATTCCACAGGCTGGTGGTGCTCCTAAGGTTACTGACTCTGANGGTCAGGTCTGGGATGCAGACATCAANGGTGGTATCGGTAACGGTTCCATGGCGGCTGTGACAAACTTGATCACAACCTTTCAGGGTGGNGATGGCAAGACGTACTCACGTACAGCTCTAGTGTCTGTCAAAATTCTGGAACACGTTCCAATCCCTGAACGTGATGATGACGAGATTGAAGCAGCATAGTTCTCCTCTCAACTGGCAGGGCTTAACGGCCCTGTCCTTTTCTAATAGGGATAGTAAATTGATAAAGTATGCAGTAATGATAAATGTAGATGGTGACTTGATGTATGTCTCAGGTAATAATCCTTTTATGATATCTGATGAACCTCTATGCTTTGACACGGTAGAAAAAGCACAGGAAGAGGCAGACAAGTGGAACACAGCAATGATAGTTGAAATGACTTTCGATAAAGAAAAAATGAACTGATGTTTGAAGTTGGTGGATTAGTATGGTGGCAGTGGTGGATACTTCTTATGGTCACTATCAACACAGGGTTAAATACTATTGTGTTCTTTAAACACAGATTCAAGGGTGGAAAGAATGATTGAAGTTACATACATAGATCACATGGGTAGTGATTTGTCAGTTGTTAATGCGGCACGTGTATCCTTCAACAAGAAGTCCAAGTGGGGTGGTCTTCCTATGGAGAAAAAACTAAATGAGGCTGATGGAAAACTTATTCACTACTTGGCACGGCATAAGCATACTTCTCCTTTTGGGCATTGCTTTGCTTCTTTCCATGTACGTGCTCCTGTCTTTGTTGCACGTCAGTTAGTCAAGCATAAGTTCCTACGCTGGAACGAAGTGTCTCGTCGTTATGTTGATGATGACCCTGAGTTCTACGTACCTGATGCATGGCGTGGACGTTCTACTCACGTGAAGCAGGGTAGCTACGGTACTGTCGATCTTTCCCCAGAAGTAGCAAAGAACATGGTAGAAAGTTCTGCACAGGACTACAAGTATCTACTAGCTAAGGGTGTCTGCCCAGAGCAAGCACGTATGATAATGCCACAGTCTATGATGACAGAGTGGTACTGGTCAGGTAGTTTGGATGCCTTCGCAGATATGTGTCGCCTACGTAATGCACCTGACTCACAGCAAGAGTCACGTGAGGTAGCCGCATACATCAGTGATAAGATGATGGAACTGTTCCCAACTTCATGGGCAGCATTACGAGGATACGGTCAGTGATTAGACCAATGACAGACGAGGAACGTCAACGTGCCAAAGAAAAAGAAGAAGCTAACAAAGCCTAAAGTTTTGATTGACGGTGACATCTTTGCCTACCGTGCTGCATTCTCATGCGAGGATCAGGATGTAGAGGATGCATTGGATAAGGTTGACGACTTGATACAGTGGTCAATCTATTCGTGTGTCTTGGAGTACGATGTCGAAGAATACGAGGTGTTCCTTACTGGCAAGGGTAACTTCCGTTATGACCTAGCTATCACACACCCATACAAGGGTAACCGCAAAGATGTCGAGAAACCTCAGCACCTAGAAGCTATCCGTAAACACATGATCAAAGCATGGGAAGCTGTTGTGTCTAAGGGTGAAGAGGCTGACGACTTGATTGCAATAGCTGCTACTGAGATCGGGCCTGAGGCTATCGTTGTCACAGTTGACAAAGACATGATGCAGATTCCTTGTCGTCACTACAATCCTACCAAGGGTACACACACTGTTGTGTCAGAAGAAGATGGTATGAAGTTTTTCTATAAGCAGATTCTGACAGGTGACCGTGCGGATAACATCGTAGGTTTGTATGGTATTGGCCCTGCTAAGGCTGAGAAGATGGTAGCTGACTGTACTACTGAGGCTGACTACTATCTTGAGTGTCTCCACCAGTACGGTGGTGAAGAGGATCGTGTCATTGAGAATGCTAGACTATTATGGTTACGTAGATATCCTAATCAACTATGGGAGCCACCACAGTGCGTTACAGATCAGGCTTAGAGAAACGTACAGCTAAGTTTCTACAGAAACACAAGGTAAAGTTCAAGTATGAAACCTTGAAGATACCTTGGCAACCAGCTATCAAAACGTATACACCAGACTTCGTCCTACCTAACGGCATTATAATAGAAACTAAGGGGCGGTTCCTTCCGTCAGATAGAATGAAACATCTAAAGGTAAAAGAGCAACACCCAGAATACGACATTAGATTTGTATTCAGCAATCCTAACGCCAAGTTATTAAAGGGTTCTAAGACAACCTATGCTGACTGGTGTGAGAAACATGGCTTCTTGTACGCTAAGGAAACTATTCCTTTCTCATGGATTAAGGAGAAAAGGTCTTGACAATGCTGACTATAGAGGATAAACTAACAGTTCTGGCCGAAGACTTCGACACGGACTACGTGTTAGAAAACGCAGACATTACGAAGTACCATGTGTTCAAGCTGCTACACGAAGAGGGTTTGCTTAACCTTGATGACTTCATTGATACAAGTAACGAAGAAGAAGAGATAGAAAGTTGGGAACAATGATTAATGAAACAGACTTAGAAGCGTGGGAATACTACAGCGAACCGTTTATCAGTATGAATGAGTACTCACAGATGGCATCAAAGACAGCTATCTACAAACAGGAACATGCTATCATCTACCCCGCTTTGGGTCTTGCGGCAGAGGCTGGTGAGGTTGCAAACAAAGTAAAGAAGATCATGCGTGATGGTGTCTTCAACCGTGAGGCTATCGCTGACGAGGTAGGGGATTGTCTGTGGTACATAGCTGCACTCTGTCGTGACCTAAACGTAGACATGCAGGACATTGCAATAAACAACCTAAAGAAACTACGTGATCGTCAACGTCGTGGTAAGATTGCAGGATCGGGGGATAAACGATGAACCCCCTTGACTTTGTTATGCTAGGTATGCTAATAGGTTTTCTTGTTAGCTTCTGCTATATTGTGTATGATGAAAATAAAAAAAGTAAAGAGAGGAAATAATGAACAACTATCTACCAACAGACTACCAGTCTTTCATTCACACATCACGTTATGCACGTTACGTAGATGGTCAGGGCCGTGAGTCGTGGCCTGAGACTGTCAAGCGTTACATGGACAATGTGGTACGCCCTGTGTTGGGTGACAGTACATATGTCAACAACATTGAGGATGCTATCCTGAACCTAGAAGTCATGCCCTCTATGAGAGCTATGATGACAGCGGGGCCAGCACTACAGCGTGACAACACAGCAGGGTACAACTGTTCATATCTCCCAGTAGATGATCCTAAAAGCTTCGACGAAGCGATGTTCATCCTCTTGTGTGGCACTGGGGTTGGTTTCTCTGTAGAACGGCAGTACATCACTAAGCTCCCAGAAGTACCAGAGCTGTTCGAGAGTGATACCACAATCGTCGTGAAGGACAGTAAGGAAGGTTGGGCGAAAGCTTTCCGTCAACTTTTGGCACTCCTTTGGGCTGGTGAGATTCCTCAGTGGAACGTATCCAAGGTACGTCCTGCAGGTGCTAGACTAAAGACATTCGGTGGTCGTGCCTCAGGGCCAGCACCCCTAGTTGATCTGTTCAACTTTGCTGTCAAAGTATTCAAGGATGCACAGGGACGTAAGCTATCGTCTATCGAATGTCACGACTTGATGTGTAAGATTGGCGAGGTTGTCGTTGTCGGTGGTGTACGTCGATCAGCTATGATCTCTCTGTCTAACCTGTCAGATGATCGTATGCGTCATGCTAAGTCTGGTCAGTGGTGGGAACAGAACCCTCAACGTGCCTTGGCTAACAACAGTGTAGCATACACAGAGAAACCAGATAGCCTGTCGTTTATGCGTGAGTGGATGTCGCTTGTAGAATCAGGCTCTGGGGAACGTGGAGTATTTAACCGTGAAGCATCTAAGAAACAAGCTGCGAAGTTTGGCAGACGTGATCCTGAACATGACTTCGGAACTAACCCTTGCTCAGAGATTATCCTTAGACCATATCAGTTCTGCAATCTCACTGAGGTTGTCGTCCGTGCTACGGACAGTGTCGATGACTTGGAGCGAAAAGTCAAGCTGGCAACTATTCTGGGAACTATCCAGTCAACCTACACAAAGTTTCCATATCTGCGAAAGGTGTGGAGAAACAATACAGAAGAGGAACGATTGCTCGGTGTGTCTCTCACAGGAATAATGGACAACCCACTATTGACGAGTAGAAATGTTGGCTTATCTAAAACTCTTGAACACCTTCGTAACGTGGCTGTTAGCACAAACCATGAACTGGCTGATAGGCTTGACATTCAGCGTTCTACTGCTATTACATGCGTTAAACCTAGTGGAACAGTCTCGCAACTCGTGGACTCCGCAAGTGGAATACACGCACGACATAGTCACTACTACATTAGAACCGTTAGAGGAGACAACAAAGACCCACTGACTCAGTTTATGATTGATCAGGGTATCCCTAACGAACCTGATGTGTTCAAGCCAGACCAGACAACTGTGTTCTCATTCCCTGTCAAGTCACCTGCTGGTGCTGTTGTCACTGAAGACCTGACAGCTATCGAACAGTTAGAGACATGGTTGATGTTCCAACGTCATTGGTGCGAACACAAACCATCTGTGACAATCAATGTCCGTAAGGATGAATGGTTCGAGGTAGGTGCTTTCGTGTACGAACACTTCGATGAAATGTCAGGAGTATCCTTCCTGCCATACAACGAACATACGTACCAACAGGCACCCTACCAAGAGATCGGCAAGTCAGAGTATGAAGAGTTAGCCAAGTTGATGCCAAAGAAAATTGACTGGAGCCTCTTGACAAACTACGAAGAATCTGATAACACCGTTGGAATGCAGACTATGGCCTGTTCTGGGGATAGCTGTGAAATCGTAGACCTAACCGCATAGGAGACAACATGACTGGACTTGAAGTATACGCAATCGTAGCGACACTTATAGCACTGCATCAGATGTTCACATAATGATGTACGTAATGGTAAGCCGTAGGAACTGTCCTTATTGTGACAAGGCTAAACTGCTTATCAACTCTAGAGGGGGTAGTGTCAGTCATTACTCCCTCGAAGAGTCCAAGTGGTTACTAGACTTGTTTAATAAAGCAGACTTGAAAACAGTACCCCAGATATGGACTTACACAGGTAAACATATTGGTGGTTACACAGAACTGAAGGAATATTTAGATGACGCAGGTAAGGAAACAGTTTAGCAAGGCTCTATATGAAGCCTATGATGGCCCTGCTCGAACAGCCTTAGTTCTGTTTCTAGAGTCTAAAGGACATACGGTTGTCAACAACGAAGAGAACTTCAGTGTTGATGTTGTCAGTCAAAAGGATGGTCATACATACTTCAATGAGGCTGAAGTTAAGACAGGATGGAAGTCAGACTGGCCTGTAGACTGGAAAGAGATTCGTATACCTGAACGTAAACAACGTCTGTTAGACAGACAAGTAGATGGCTTCCTGAACTTCTATGTCTTTCGTGCTGACTTGAAACAGGCATGGCGTATCAAGGATACACTACTGACACAGGATTCCTTGCGTGAAGCTAAGGGGCGTTACATTAAGAAGGGTGAATTGTTTTTTCATATACCCTTTACAAAAGCGGAGTTGATTAACACATGAGTCAAGTTGAGTTCTTTACTGACACTGAAATGGCTGACCTAATAAATAACCCACCTCACTATGGAGATGGGTCTATTGAGTGTATTGATTATATGAAAGACAACATGGATTCCATGATGTTCATGGGTTACCTAGAAGGAAATACCAAGAAGTATCTGCATCGTTATCGTTACAAAGGGAAGCCTGTAGAAGACTTAAAGAAAGCTAGGTGGTACCTAGATAGATTAATACAAGAAATGGAAGGAAATTAAAATGTTGTTCACACCTCTGCTCTTAGTCTGTATGCAGGATATGTCCATGTGTAAAGTTCAATCTACTGGAAGTATCTTACCTACAGAAAAACAATGTATGGTTGAGATCAGGGGTGGCATTGAAGCATTTGAAAGTGCTGGTTTCGTTGTGATGGATTATCAGTGCGCCACTTGGGAGAAACGACAACCAACCTAATTACTTCCAGCTTACCCGCTTCTTGCTTGTCTTCCGTTTCATTGGCCCCTTCTTACACTGAGCCATTGTAGGGCGACAGGCAGGGTAGGCACCCTTAGTTCTGTCTTTACGACCACAAGGCCCACCTGTCTTACAGTTTACCCATCCTGTGCCTTTGTTCTGAGAGAACCAAGTCCTTAGAGAATTTTTAGTCTTAGCCATTTTATTTCTTCTTACTCTTATTGCCCCAATTCTTAGCACCGACTTTACGACACTGAACAAGAGCACCACTGGCGTAGGCTGAAGGCCAAGTACCACCGTTGCGTGTGTATCTTTCCTTTACTTTCTTGTAACATGCATCACGTTTAGGTTTCTTAGCCATCCTTCTTTCTCTTTGCCCCTCTTTTCCTGTAGCCCGAAGCATATACAGCACGTCCTTGTTTCTCTGCTTCGGCCTTGGTTCTATAGACTTTGCCTGTCTTACCCCAACGGTACCCACCTTTCACTTTATATACTGGCATTTACCACCTTTCCAGATAGACACCTAGGTAGTATACTCCAAGGACACATACTGTGACTGCTAAGAGTATACCAGATGCTATCTGTATCTGTTCCATTCTCTTCTCGTAGGCTTTCTGTGCTGCTTTTTTAGCTTCCTGTCTTCTCTTACGAGCCTCGACCTGATAGCTTTGCCACCTCGACCAAGTTCCAGCGGGAGCATAGAGTCTGCACCAAGACTCCAATTCACGACGTTGTTCCCTGATGCGTTCAAGTGCTTGGAACTCTTCCCAGTCCCCTTCCTGACCACCTGTTATAGCTGTAATAGGGCTATTCTTTTTCTTCTTGACAGCCTCTTGTAGTTCTTCCTCAGCGGTCAGGAACTTACCCACCTGACCTACCATATCCTTTACTTCCCTGCCGTTCTCCAAGCACTTACGTATGACACTGTAAGCGGCGTTAGCAGCTGCAATGGTTTCTAGGATCGGCATATTACCTGTCCCTTAGGCTTTGCTCTATGTTGTCTAGTTTCATAAAGATTGCCTTGATCGTTTCCTTCATCTCTTTCATCTCTCTATCATAAGATGTTTTAGATGCTTCTAGTTGTGCTTTCAAAACAGCCACCTCAGTTGAGAGTTTATTACAGGAAGTAAACAGATACCAGACAACAAGTGCAATAGGGGCAACAAGCCACTGCATGACCAAATCAACAGTCTCCATCATTTCGATCACCATTTCTTACATGACCAGTAACGAGCCGTGAACTTATCCTTGGCTGTGTCACA